GCTGACCGTCTTGGCGGCGTTGGCGACACCCGCGCAATTGACGAGGATCCGCTCCTGCCCGTGCGCCTGACGAGCCTGGGCAAAAGCGGCCGCGACTTTTTCGTCCGAGGTGACGTCGACTTCGCAGAAGATTCCGCCGATCTCCTCGGCGACTTTGCTCCCGCGCTCGGGATCGCGGTCGAACACGGCGACCTTGGCCCCGCGCCGTGCGAGCTCCCTCGCCGTCGCCTCGCCCAGGCCCGACGCCGCGCCAGTCACGACCGCGGCCACCGACTTCACATCCATGCTGCTGCCTCTGCTGAAATTCGCGTGAGCCGGCCATTGCGCCTAAAGCGGCGGATGACAAGGCCGCTGGCAGCGCCCGGAGCGGTCGTCGCAAACGAGCCACGGCGCGGCTCGCCTTCCTGCGGTTCATGCCGAATGCAGGTTGGATGAATGATAAGCCTTGCTACACATTCATGGGCTAAGGCTGATTTACGGGGGACGAGCAGTGGAGGGTGGCAGGTTGAAGGTTAGGGCTCTGTGGTTGAGCGCCGCGGCACTCGTGGCGGTATCACCTGCGCATGCCCAAGTGTCGGGGTCGGCCGCTGCTGCGGTGCAAGCTTCGGCGGTCCCGGCCGCAAGTGCCGTTGCTGCTTTCTATGACCGGTGGAACAGCCCCGTTTGGTACCGCGGCTCAGCCAACAGCGCGGCGATCTCGCAGCTGATTTCAGTGCTTCAGCGGGCTCCGTTCGACGGCTTCGCGCAAGGCCCGCAGCTTGCCGGCCAAGTCCAGCTGGCCGCCGCGCAGGCGCAGAGCGGAAAAGCCGAGGACATCGCTTCTGCCGAGCGCGTGCTGTCGACTGCCTGGGTCGAATATGTGCAGGCACTGAGGAAGAAGACGCCGGGAATGATCTATGCCTTCCCGGTGCTCGAGCCCCAGGGCACTCGCGCCGACCAGATCCTCTTGACGGCCGCCGCCGCGCCTTCGCTCGAACGCTATCTGGCGACGACCTCCAACCTGAACCCGATTTATGCGCAGCTGCGCGATGCCGGATGGGCCGCTGCTCAGGCGGCCGGCAACATGACGCCCGATCCCCGTCTGCTGGCCAACCTCGATCGAGTCCGTTCGCTCCCGGCCAGCGGCCGGTTCCTGCTGGTCGATGCCGGCTCGTCGATGCTGACGCTGTACGAGAACGGCGCGCCGATCGATTCCATGAAGGTGATCACCGGTACCAACGAGCTGCCGACCCCGATGATCGCCAGCTACATGTACTACATCACTTACAACCCTTATTGGCACGCGCCCGACCATCTGGTGCGTAAGACGATCGCTCCGAACGTCCTCCATCTGGGCCTCAGTTATTTCAAATCGCACGGCTATGCCGTGGTCGATGAGTGGAGCGAGAATCCGAAGATCATCGATGCGTCGTCGATTGACTGGAAGGCAGCGGCCGCCGGCAAGCTGCATCTGAAGATCCGCCAAGACCCGGGGAAACTGAATTCGATGGGGATCCTGAAATTCCCCTTCCCCAATCCGGAGGACATCTATCTCCACGACACGCCGGATCATGCCAAGTTCGCCTTGGCCAACCGCAACCTCAGCAACGGTTGCGTGCGGGTCGAAGATGCAAAACGCCTCGGCCGGTGGCTGATTGGCCAAGAACCCGTGTCGCCTGGATCCGATGCCGAAATCCGCGTTCAGTTGCCGCGCAGCACGCCGATTTACCTGACCTACATCACCGCGCAGGTGAAGGATGGGAAGCTGAGCTACATGCGGGACATCTACGGATGGGATAGTGCGCCGCCGACGCAGTTCGCCTCGAGCCGCTGATCATAAAATAACGAAGTCATAGGGCGGCCGGACGGAAAGTCCGGCCGCCCTTTTTCGCGTCGATCGCAGACAAAAGAAAACCGGCCCGGGCGCGGGGCCCGGACCGGTGTTTCTTGTACGCTGCTTCCGCTTAGAAGCCGCGCTCTGGCGCCGGAGGCGGCGGAGGCGGAGGCGGAGGCGGTGCCGGGCAGGTATCCGTCACCGGGATCACCGAGCCGTCCGGGCACGTCTGCGTCGCCGGAGGCGGCGGAGGCGGAGGCGGAGGCGGCGGAGGCGGCGGAGGCGGCGGAGGCGAGTAGAAATTGTACGCCAGGCTCAGCATCAGGCTGTGCGACCGGAAGTGAGTCTGGACGTCGTGCCGAGCGTCGCCCGGCTCAAAATCGCCGCTCATCTGGAGCTTGCCGACATTGAAATAGCGATACTTGAATCCGACGTCGACATTCGGGTTGATCGCCCATCGAGCGCCGGCAATCAGCTGCCAGGCCATGTGGCTATCGGTGTCGGAAATATCGATCGCCGAGAACGGAGAAAGATTGCCCTCGGGAGTATTCTCCGAGTGCACGTCATGCTTCACGCTGGCATAGCCGATACCACCGCCGGCGAAGCCGTACAGATGGTCTTCGTCACCGAAGTCGATCAAGCCGTTGAGCATTCCGGAGAAGGCCGTCGAGTGGCCGTCGGCGAAATTCTGGTCGAGCGTGGTCGTGAGACGATTAACGCTGGCCCGCTTGTAAGCGATCTCGGCCTCGGCCCGAAGGAATCCGAAGTCGTAGCCGGCGTTCAAGTCGACATCCCAACCGACCTTGTGGTCGATCTTGTAACGCGGCGTGGGCGTCACATCGAAGACCCTGACCTCGGAGTCCTGAACAACCATGGCGCCGATGTCGCCGCCGACGTAGAACGTATTATCCCTAGCGACAGCCGGGGTCGCCATGGCCGTCGTTGCCAGCGCCATCGCAATGGCCAGCTTGCGCATATTTGTCCCCTTTCACATGCGTTCTAGAATTGAACCGCTGGAACACATTATGAGAGCGCCGGTTGCCACGCAAGCGGGCGATTGGCCCGCCCTGTTGCCGAAAAGCATCAGTTCAATTGGCCTATATTCGCGAACCATTTGAACTGCTTGCATTTATTAGGTTGCGATGAGTCCGTGCTGGCGCAGGGCGGCAAGAATCTGCCCGACGGCAGTACGGGCTTCGCTATCAGCGGTAATCCCGCCGCTGGGATTCGGGATCGCCGCGGCTTGGCTGCCGACGACCTGGACCCCTCCAAGGACCAGGTTCGAACCGCGCACCTTGCCGATCTCCCATGCGCCTGCTCGATAACCTCCCCAAAGTTGTTGTGATTTCACAAAGACATAGACGCCATCCATCGGAGGGATGAAGCGCCATCCGCCGGTCGTATAAGCGGCCAGGTTCTGCGCTTTGCCTGTCCACGCGCCGGTCGGTGCCGAGTCCACGATATACGCCGCGCCGAGCGCCGGCGACGCGGGCGGTGCAGCCCGCGGCAGTTCTTCGACCGCGGCCGCGACGAGTATGTCGAGTGTCTGCAGCGCCTCGTTGTGAAAGAATTCCTTCTGGGCCTGGCCGGCGCTTAACAATGCCAGGCCAAGCCTCGGCGTCCCGCTCATATTTGCTCCTACGGAAGACTGATGGTGGTCTCGACGGGGCGAGTGACGGCGAGGTCGCCGACCTGCCGGACCTGGATAGTTGTTGGTCCCGATCCGGCGCCCGCCAGCGCGCTCGACGCAATGGTGATTTCCGGCCGCTCGGCCTCGACTTCGATGGTCGAGCTGCTGCCGATAACGGTCACTCGATACTCCTCGCTTGCCTCCGCGAGCGGCGCGTCGATGTCGTCGATCCAGGCAAACCCCTGCCTGCTGCGCCGTGTCCAGCTCAATTGCAGGTCGCCGCTCGGCAACCATACGGCATTAAGGTACACGGGTGACGGTCCGCGCATGGACTCCGCCGCAAGGATCAGCTGGGTGGAGCTGGAGCCACTCGTCGCCGCAATTGTCGCACCCTTCGCCCAGCCAGGTAGCTGGATCGGGAGCAGCGCATCGCGTTCGATGAGGACGAAAACTTCGCCTGCCGAATGCGCCCCGCTGGCCCATTCCGTGCCGCCGCGGCCACGAAGCAATCGCTCCAGCCGAAAACGTCCGGATCCTAACGGCGTCGCCGCGCCGAATTGGATCAGCTCGCTGCCAAGCAGGGCGAGATTGGTGCCGATCCCGAGGGCATCGTCATCGCAGCTCGTCAGCCACTGGTTTTCATCGACCAGCTGCACCTCAACGCTGGACCGCATATCGATCAGCCAGGGCTCGCCGGGGGCGAGCACGCCCATCGCCTGGCCAAGCACCGACTTTCGCCGCGCCGTTTGCAGCGCGAGATGCATTCCGGCGTAGCTCAAAGTAACTTGGCGCGCCCGCCATCCGGCCGTGGGAGCCGATGCGGCCAGCAACAGGATCGGCTCCCTCGCCGACTGCCCCAGTACATCCGGGATATCGAGCAGTGCCAAGCTTGCCTCGCCGGCGACCCTATCGTCGTTCGCCAAAAGCCGCCCTGAATCCGCGGCGATCGCCCCCACGGCATTCCAGCTCGGGTGCAGTTCGGCGACGGTCACCAGCCCCTCGATCGTGCAGCTGGTCACTGTCCACAGCGCGGGGCTAAGCGGCAGATTGAGCTTGCTTCCCGGTTCCAAAGCGAGCCGGTCCGGAGCGAGCCGAAGCTTCAGCTTGTCACGCTCGGCCCACGTCCGCGCGAGCAATTGCTGGACAAGCGACTTGGCGTTGCCCGCGGACAGGACCGCCGGCAACTCGCGTTGCTCCTCGGTGCCGCCCTCGTCACTCGCGCTCGCCCGGGCCTCGCCCGACTGATAGTCCCGCTCGGGATCATAATAGGTCAGTCGGAGCACAGCCGGCAGCGACCGGGCGGGCAATTGTTCGCGTCGGATACGCGGCTCGGCCTCGCCGTCCGCGCTGTTACCAAGCTCCTCGAAATCGATTGCGATAGCGTCGTTCGCCTGTGGCGAGCGCATGACCGTGCCGTCATCGAACAGGACAACATCATAGCTGTTGACCAAGGGTTCGGCGGCCGCCGCGACCGAGCGCCCGTAGGCGGCATACCCGCCGATCGTCCGTCCATCGCCGCAGATGATCGCGCCTCCCGACGCATCTTCAAGGACGGTGCCGATCGAAGGGGCCGCCGCGTCCGCCACAACCTCAAACGAGAGGAAAGGGATTCGATTCCCATAGTCGGCGAGCTCGAGGTTCTCGAAGACGGCGAGCGCCAGGCCTCGATACGCCGGCGTGTTGGCAATGCCTTCGAGCGAACCGATCAAGGGATCGATCGCCTGGTCCTCGCCGCCATCGTAGAAGCGTAACGTCACGGGAACCTTGAAATCGCCCTCCGTCCCGCGCAGCAGCTTTCCGTCTGCCCAGATCCGGCCCAATGACGATACCCGCCGCGACGAAAGCGCGACCGCGAACGAGACGCGATAACTGTAGGTCGCATCGGGCTGGCCCTTGGCCCCGGTCGTCTGCATGCTTTGTTCAAGATCGGTCGACCAGACGACGCTGCCGGCCACGCGCATCCTGCCGTAGACACGTGGAATCTGTGTCCCGTAGCTCGATGACTGAACGCTGAGATCGCCGAGCTTCGGTCCACGCGCCGAAGATGCCAGGATTTGCTGGTCGATCGATTGGCCGATCAGCGCGCCGATTGCGCCGCCGATCGGGCCGCCGAGCGCGGTGCCGATCGTGCTGAAGACGAGCGTCGCCAAGTCAGGCCTTTGCGCGCTTGCGATAAATGCCGATCACCGGCCATTCCGGCATGCCGGCCGTTTCCACGACGCGGCGAAGGCCGGCGTGCGCGTGCACGAAACCGGCGTCGGTCAGCACAGCCAGATGCAACTGTTCAGCTGCCGGCTCCATCACGATGACGTCGCCGGGCCTCAGCTGCCTCACCTTGCGAAATACACGGCCGAGACCATCGACCAGTTCCTGCTTTCGACGTCCGCGCAATTGGTAATCGCGCGGCACGTCGGCGACCGGAATGTCGAACGTCGCGAGGACGACGCCGATGCAATCCAATCCGTTCGAATCCCGCCCCTGCGGACGGAATCGCGTGCCGACCAGCGCGCGTGCGCGCCCGGCATAATCAATCGCCATTGCGTTCAAGCTCCTGGGTAGCGCGTCAGCAAGTCGTTGCCCGGCAGATGCGGCTCGCCGCGGAAGTTCACGGCGTTCGCGAAGCGCGCGACGCAGGTCTCGAACCTTTTATCGCAGCCCTCGCGAAGCTCGACCCTGCAACCAGCTTCGATCGCAGCGCGCGGAAGGTCGCGCACCTGGATTGCCGGGCCGTTCACCGACAGGATCACGGTTGAAATCCCGCAATTGGTACCGCTCAGATAGCGGAGACGCCCGAGCACGAACCGATCGTCGAACGATGCGTCGAGCGTCAGCTCGCCGTCGCTACTGCTGGTGACCTCCGCGAGCACAGTGCGGCCGGCGAGGTCGACGCGGCATTGCTTGTCGCCGAACTGCGCGCGGCATTCGGCGGAAGTCGCCGGGCAAACTGGATTCTGCAGCTTCGCCGCAGCCCCTTTCAAATCCGCGGTGAAGCCGTCGCCATCGATCGCCACACTGCCGATCTCCCCGCCGATGAGCTGGACCGGCTCCAGGTCGGGACGCCTCCAATCGACCGCCGTCAGGCCGATACCGGCTCCATCCCATCGACCCAGCGAGAGATCGTCTGCATCGAGTGCCTCGGCGTTCAATGCGCCGGATGCTTCGCCCGCGCCCGGTTCGAGCCCCAGGCTGCGCGTCACCGATGCTGGCAGCATCCCCGGCGTCGGTTCATAGTTGACGCCGTCGCTGAGCAGCGCCTCGTCATGGCTGGTCAGCGCGATTCCCGCGCCGTCTTTTCGCTCCAGCCGCCAGCACATTGCGATGTTGGTCAGTTCGCCCTCGAAGATGCTCATTCGCGCACCTCCACGAGGGGAACCGATGGTGCTTCGCCGGCAAGGAAGGTCGCGCGATTGACCTCGATCCGGTCCTCGGCGAAGCGCACTGGAACGTCGAACAGATAACCCGCGGTGATGGATGCTCCGGCCGCCGGAGCGCTCGCGAACTGGACAACGCCGTTGCCTTCCAGCGTCCAGCCGGTCGCCATTTCAGATCCCGCGACCGCCACACGGACGCTTCCCGACACGGGGCGAGTGATCCGCCGCTGCTCGCCCGACCCGTAGCTTTTCACCAGGCTGAAGCGATCGGTCACACCATCGCCCGTCCCGATCGCCTGGTCGGTGGCCGTCGGACTGCCGCTCATACCGTTGGAGCTGTTGTCGAACGGATCGCGGAATCGGAACCCGACCGCCGGTCCCCGCCGCGCCCGGAAAAAGGACAGAAGCGTCTGCAGCTCGGCCTCGCCGCGCACTCCGGGCCCGGCGTCGAACTTGAGCCGTGCCTGGCTCCAGTTGACGTTTCGCGCTTCGTACCCGCTCGCGCTGGTTACGATATTGGTCGAGAAATTCGGTGCGACGCTCGCTTCCTGCCCGATCTCGATTGGGAACAGCACGTCATCGAATGGCGTCACCGCTTGCTCCTTTCCGAATAAGGTCAGCCCGTCGCGCACCACCTGGGGGAGGGCCCACAGGAACACTTCCGGACACCCGCGATCCCGCGCCCCGAGCGCGGCATCGATGATCGACCGCCACTGCTCGCGATCGATCGCATCGGCGACGAACCCCGAAAAATAATGCTGTTCGGAAGGCGCATAGCCGAGCCGCTCATCGACCTCGGCGTAAGCGGCCTCGCGCAGTCCTGCGCGCCCGCTCGTCACCCATTCATAGTCTTCAGTCTGCAGCACATCGAACGCTGGATTCGACCACCCGACAGGGAGGTTCGCCCGCTTCAATTCCGGCGCTGCCGGATCGAGCACCGAAGGCAGGTAAACCAGCAGCAACGTCGTGGCGCTCGGAATTGCCGCGGCGATCGCCGCAGTCGACGAGGCCAGCAGCGCACCTGCATCGTCCAGCAACTGCTTCTGCGCGCTGGTCAGGTTGGTGCGCACATTGTTGATCGGTACCGGGTTGCCGCCCAGCGCTGCTTTCGCTGTGTCGTCGTACAGGCAGATCGCGCCGCTCGGAGTCACCCACCACCACGGTTCGCCGACCTGCACCTGCGGCTGCAGCCCGGCCTCGACCGAGATCGCCACCAGCTCCTCGGCAACGGCCTTGAGGAAATCGATCGCCAGGGAGTTCGCCGGCGACACCAGGGCCGAGGGCGGATCCCAGCCGGTCAGCCCGATACTGCCGTCATACGCCCGCTGCTTCCACGCCTCGGGACAGAACATGTCGAGGATCTCGTAGGAAATCGACCAGATCAACTCGTACCCGCGCGCCTTGGCCGCCCGCGCAAAGTCGCGATGCCAGGCGAGCGCCGCGCTGTTGAAGCTCCGCGTCGGATCGAGCAGTCCTGCGCCGGTCAGCCCGAAATAATGGCTCATCCCGACATAGTGGTTGATGACGCCGCGATACCCGAGCCGCTCGATCGCTTGCACGATGCGCTCGGGCGGCAAATTGTACATGTCATCGTAAGCCGTCGCGATGCGCAGCTGGTGCTCAGGCACGACCGCGTCGTTGATCGCGAGGACGCTGCCCGATCCCTCGCATCGGAGATTGCTGATGGTCGCGCTCCCTTGCACCGGGGCGGCGAACAGCTCTTCGGACTCTTGCTCGTATCCCGGTGCGACCAGGCTGATGAACATCCGGTCGATGGCGCTGGGATGGACCCGGTCCGCATCGGTGGGCAGGCTAAATCCACCATCGAGCGCGTTGAAATCGAGCGTGACATCGGCGCTCTCCGGCGTGCCGGTCGCATAATTCGACAACCGTACTAGCCAGATGTGCGGGTTGCCCGCGGCATCTGTCCCCTCGATCGTCAGCGTCGGTCCGTTGATCGCATCGAGCGCGATGACGCCACTCGACTGCCAGTGAAAAGTCAGGACGCAGTTCGAATAGTCTTTGCTCGTTTCCCGCGCGTGCGCCGGATGCGCATGTTTGTCCTCGCTCTCCCAGATCAATCCGACGAGGTCACCCTTGCGAAGGAACTCGCACTGAGCCGTAAGCCCATGCGCGTCCAGCGTGGTCACTACGCTCGCAATCGTCCCGCGCGGGAAATCGACCGTCCAGTGCAGCGGGTGGAAGCGCTTGATGTATGTCCTGACGATCGGCGCGCCGGGCCGCGTGAACCACAGGTTCATCGCCGCTCCATGAGCGCCGAGCGGATTGCCCGCGCCACCTGGCGGCTCGATTGCCGAAGCACCTGCGGGTCGCTTGGCGTCGGCGCCTGGATCGCGATCATCACCCGGACGTCACGCCCGCCACGACTATCGGCTTGCTCGATTCGCCCGCCACTCGACGGGACAAATAGTTCGGGGCCACGCTCGCCGACCAGGTAACGTCGCCCGGCGCTCACCGGTCCGCCCGTCGCCCGGCCTGGCGCTCCGACCAGGCTCGCGATCAGAGTGCCCAGGCCATTGAACAGACCCGCTCCCGCCCCGCCGCCGCCGGACGCCCGGAACAACCCGCGCAACGATGCCGCGGCAATCTCGTTCATCGCCGCGAGGGCGACCTTCTTCAAATCATCGAAACCCAGCTTGCCGCTGGTGATCGCGCGCGCCAGCGCATTGTCGATCATCCGACCTGCCCGGCCCGCGCCGGCGACCAGCGGCCCCTCGAGCTGCCCCCGCATCGAGGTGACGTCTCGGGCGAAACCGGCCGTGTCGGCCCGGACGCTGACGACCAGCCGCTCGATTTCCTCGTCCATGTGTTGACCTCATTCGTCCGGAAAACGCCGGCGCAGTTCCTCGATCGCTTCCTGGTCAGGCGCGTCCCCCATTGGGGGCGCCTCCAGCGCCATCGCCAGCTCGGCTGGCGTTGCATTCCAGAACTCGTGGGGCCGCCAGCCGAGCAACCAGCTTGCCGCGCTGTTCAGCCGCGCCGCGCTCTCACCGAAATTCATCGTCCCTGGAGGACCTGCCCTAATACCGTCCTCAGTATGGGCATCACGCCCGCAAGCCCTTTCTCGACCACCGCTTCGCCGATGCGGTCGCGCGCGATCGCCTTCGGCCTCCCGCGCGAAAGATGGTCGAACAACGCGACAATGTGTTGGAGCTTGAGCGCCCCTTCGGCTACGCGCTCAACCAGTTCGAACAGCGATCCGAGTTCCTCTTCCGCAGCAACCAGCGCGCTGAAGGTAGGACGCAGCACGAGCGTTTCGCCGCCGACCTCCAGGCTCGCCTCGCCTCGATGGGGATTCGCCGTCACAGCGCGATGACTTCGCCCGAACTTTCGAGCGCCAGCGTGTAGTTGCGCTCGCCGTTGAAATCGCCGGCATATTCGAGGCGCGTGATCAGGAACTCGCCCTGCATCCGATCGCCGCTTTCGAAGCTCAGCTCATAGCTTTCGAGCAAGCCCGTCAATGCCAGGGTCTTCATCTGAGCCTCCGCATTGCTGCCCGTGAAAATCCCGCTCGCCGCGACCGAGACCGATCGCACGCCCGCGCCCGACAGCAGCTCGCGCCAGCCCCCGCTGCCTTTGTTGGTGATCGCCACCGCATCGCCGTTGATCGACAGTTGCGTGGTCTTGAGGCCCGCGACCGTCGAATAGCTCGGGGTCGCCGAGCCGTCGCCGATCTTGAGCAGGAATGCGCTACCGCGCTCCGCCGCCATTCGCTTCTCCTTTGACTATTGCGCGAGCATCCGCGCTCGAAAATCCACGGCCGCCGCCCAGGGCCCGGCGACATCGCGCACCACACGTCGCCGCACCAGCTGCATCGTTACTAGCTGCCAGCCGTCGATCTCGGGCAGGCCCTGCAAGCTGGCCTCGATTTGGTCAGCGAGCGCGTGCAGCCGCGCCGGTTGGTCATCCCACACCGTGATCGCAACCAGCACTTCGCGTCCGTCGCCGTTCTTGTGGCCCCAGTCGCTCTCGGTCGTCGCGTCGATCGCCACATAAGGGTAAGCGGCGCGCGCGGGGGGCCCGTCGAACACGCCGGTGAGCTCGTCCACGCCGCCCAAGGCCGCCGCGATTGCCGTTTGCAGCGCGCCGCCTGCGCTCATTTATATCCTCCGGCGAGGAATCTCAGGCTGGGGTCGATCAACCAGCGTTTGATGATCCCGCGGCCGCGAACCAGCACTCGAGCCTCTTCCACCTCGATTGCGCCGCTGCCGAACAGCGAAGCCAGCTGCTGCGCGACAGCTCGCAGCTTTTCGTCCCGTTTCGCGCGTGCGAGCGTTTCCGCACGCCTGACGAGCGTCGTGAACATCATCGCACCTCCTCGCACCGCATCGTGATGCGATCCTTCGTCCGTGGATCGTCGAGCAATTGCCGGACCATCAGCTTGCGCCCGTTCCAACTGACCCGCTGGTCGATCGCGATTCCCTCGCGCCCACGGATCGTCACTCGGTAGCGCGGCATCGCACTGAGCGCCTGCGCCTCGGCCTCAGGCCCGACGCTGTCGAGCACGACGCTCGCGAGGCACCGGCACACTTCTTCCCACGTCGGTTCGAGCAAGCCCATTGTGTTGCGGGCGGAGCCTGCCCGCTCGATCACGACGCGCTCGCGCAGCGTCCCCGCAAACTCGGTCATGCCAATCGCAGCCGCCGGTAAGGCCGCCACAGCGCGGTCACGGCGGCCGGCGGATCGCCGCCCTCGCCGTCGCGTGTCGTGAACAGATGGGCAATCAATCGAAGCACGCCCTGGCGGATCGGCTCGGGCACGCCATTCTCATCGTCGGCGATTCCGGCCGTACCGGTCACCCGCACGCGCAGCGCACCGTCCGCCTGGACCACGCGCACCCAGCCGTCACCCGACGAATCAATGTCGACGGCATAGCCGTCATTCGGCAGCACCGCCGCAACACCGTCCGCCTCGAGCGTCGCCACCTCGCTAATCGACTTCACCGGAGTTACCGCCAGCCGTTCCCAATTGCCGCTCGCCGGCAGATCGAGTTCGAACGGCCGTGCGATCACCACTTGGTTGACGAAGGCCTCGCAAAGCGCGCTGGCGCTGCGGATGAGCCCGGCAAGCACGGCCTCCTCTTCGCCCGTGTCGATCCGCACATAGGCCTGGGCCTCGCTCATCGTGACGATCGGTTCCGCCAGCGCCATCAGCGTTTCTCCACCCGAAGCACGATCGAGCGGTCGTCGACCCGCCCGGATTCGGTCACCACTTGATTGACCAGCTTGTAGATCTTGCCCGGTACGCCGCCGCCCGCCTTCACCGTCGCAATGGTCGCGTCGAAGTCGCTGCCGACGATGGCCACGCCGTCCGGCTCATCGGGAATGACCGACCAGTCGCTCTGGCTCAGCAAATCGCCCGCCGGCAGGTATTCAGCGCCCCAGTCGATTGCATAGTCGAGGACCCCCTCGGGGTCCTTGAGGAGGAGTGTCATCTTGTCCCTTTGCTGGTGGCCGTCTCAGCGCGGCTCGGGCAGCGCCTTGGCGTCCGCTTTTGCCTTGACCCGACGCCGTGGCGCCGTGGTCGACGTCGGGCTCGGTGTCTGGGCGGAGATCGGCATGTTGCTCATCGGGTCCGCGCTGATGCTCATGCGGTCACGACTTTCCTGATCCTGCCGCCTCCCATGGGCGGCGGCGCAAAACTGACTTTCGAAGAATTTGTCGGCGCCGGGCCGAATACTCGCTGCGCCGCTACGCCTTGGGATAAAGAGTGACCCGATAGCTTTCGAGCGTGCAGGTATCGGCGCTGTTCGCGAGCTGGCCGGTGAGCGTGATCGACACAGCAGCCGAAGTGTCGACCGCCGAAGTCAGCGGGTTGTTGTTGCCGTAGCCGGTGATGCCGTTGTTTTGGTAGACTTGGCTGTTCTGCGCGTTGCGGTTGGCAATCCGGGTGTGGACCTGGGTGCCCATTTGGCTCGCCAGAGCCAGATTCGTGATCACCGCCGAACCAAATTTGATCTGAAATGTCTTGCTGCCCGTCGTGTTGTTGCACGAGAACAGGGCTTCGACTTCCATTTGGCCGTTCGCCCCCATCGCTCCGGCGGGGAGCGCGATTGTCGCAAAGGTGAAGGGGCTGGTGTCGCCCGTATGCGAAACGGCGACGGCGCTTTGGGCAAGAACGGAGCCCTTTCCATCGATATAGGTCTTGACCGCTTTCTGGCTGGCGACGCGGGAATCGCTGTTGGCGGCCAGCGCGGTGTCCGTATCCACGTTCGATGCAAGCAAGGCTCCGCCGGCAACCTGGCGAACGATCCAGGTCAGCTGTGCGGTATCCGTGTGGTAGCACTCGAAATCGACCGGGCCGGTGAAGTTGCTGAACAGCGCGCTCGCATTGGCCGCTCCGCCATTGACGGTGCCGCCCGCGGGCGGAACGAAGGTGAAGCTGCCGGTCGGGGCGCCGTTGGTGCCAGTACCGACATAGCGCAGCGTGGCTCCGTTATAGCCGAACAGCCGATTGTACTCGCCCGATCCGACCACCGCGAAGGTTACCGTCTGCGTGTTCACCGCCTGAGTCAGGATGCGCGGGGGGCGCCCGTGCTCCCTGAACGTCATCGCCGTGGTCGCTTCGTTGCCGATCTGGCGTTTGTGGAACGAGTAGAGCTGGCCGTTCGCCATGATCGGCATTCCGCCAGCCAGGCTGTCGCTCGCCAGCTGCCCCGTTCCCAGGGCGCTGCCGAGAATTCGGCCATCGGTAAGCCGGGGAGCAAGCGCGAAGCACTTCGCCAGGTCGAGCGCGTAGCTGCTCGTCACATAGCTGCTGAAGTTGCCGCTGCGGGGCACCACCACTGCAATGTCGAAGTCGTTGCTCTCGCTGTAGAGCGCATCAACACTGGTGCCGATGTGCGCTCCGTTCGTCACCCCGCCGATCATCAGGCCGATGCCGTTCGACGTGAGGTTCATGCTGTTGAACCGCGAACCGTAAAGCGCCGAGTCGAGGATACCGATGCCGCAGTCGATCGCCTGGATGTGGTCGAACGTCAGGATGCCGCTGTCGACGCCCCAGGTCGCAACGCCGGCGCCAAACACCCAGCGAAGCGTTCCCGAACCCGTCGCAACGGCCGCGTTATCAAGCCAGGGGTAGACACTGACGGTGCCTGCGGACCGGTTCCAGCTCTGCACGTAATAGAACTGCCCGGCGATGACGACACCGACCGGCTGACCGCCAATCGCGAGATAGGTTTCGATCGCCGGGTCGGGCATCGCGTCGACGGCGATGGTGGTCGTCTGCGTGGCCGAGTTGCTCGAGCCATTGTTGACCGGCGCGGACCAGTTGGCGGTCAGGCTGAACCCGGCCAGCGACAGTCCCGAACCGCAGTAATAAGCGCGGATCGGCCCGATCGACGCGGCGTCATTGTAGCCGGCGCTGTTGGGGCTGCCGAGGCTCTGGAAAGCGATGCCGTGGAACCAGAAGCTGTAGGCGCGCAGCCCCCCGCTGATCTTGAACGCCGGGCAGTTCACGAAACTGATTCCTATCGCGCAGCTGCGCGACGCGAAGGTCGTCCCGCCAATGCCTTGTGCGGTGATCCGCCCATGCCAGGTCGTCAGCGCGAGGTTTCGCGGCTTGATCGTCTCGAACGTGCCGGCGGTTTTCTGCACGATGCGCAGGTCGCCGCGGACATTGTACCGCACATTGTCGTTGTCGGTGACGCTCGCCGGGCCGAGGTTGAAGGTCCCGGCATAACCGAAGTTGCCGGTGAAATCGGCGTGTCGGTCGGTACGCGGCGACGCGAAGAACCAGGTGCACAACGCGTCCAGCGCCGCTTTGTCGTTCGCGGCTCCGTCGCCGACCGCGCCGAAGTGATACGGGGTGATGATGCGGTCGCTGCGGACCCAGGCTCCCGACCCGCCCGTTGGTGCATTTGCCGGCGCGATGTAGACGCCCTGCTGCGGATCCAGTGCCACTTCCGCCGAAAGGTCCGAAGGATCGAACACGAACGTCCCCTCGCGGCCCTTCTCCCGTAAATAAGCGGTCGACGCCGAATGGGCGGCAAGCGCCGTCCGGTCCGCGATCGCCGCGGCGCTCCCCGTCTGTATGGACGAGAACCATTCCGCGGCCGACTTCGCGCTCGGTCGG